ATCCATCTTTGTCATACAACCCCCCAATAATACCAAATGAGTTTTCTACATTTATATTAGGATCACCAATAAAAAATCTTACTTGAGACTTACTTCTTATAACGCAAGAACTAATATTATCTGAGGTTTGTCTTTCTATTAGAGTTTTAAGCAAGACTTGTATTGGTTTACTTACAGACTCTAATTCAACATCTCCAATTCTAGAAGTCCCTGCTACTGGCCTAAACCCATCTGGAGCAAGAAATAATAAATCCCCACCAATCTCAACTACACTATCTCTTGCTATACATCCTACGTTTTTAGTTACGTCTTCGGTGTCATATAAAAATTCACCTTGAAAAGCCTTTTGTATAGCATTAGCCCCAAATATAAACAGATCATTTCTGAAGGGTTTTATTTGTATTACTTTAAACGGGGCCTCAAACTGTTGAGCTAGATTTTTTTGACTTGGACTAGTGGTAGCAAAATCAAGTATGTTACCTCCACCACCTTTTGCACTAACCGATATCTTAGTAGGAAATGCGCTGTCTCCTGCAAACCAGAGAGAATTGTTAAAGAACTCTACTAGGCTTGGTGCGGCTACAACCTGCGCTCCACCTGCTTGAGCAAAAGATTGTCCTGTATTAGAGGGGCTTACAAAAGTCCAGTTTGTCCCATCAAATAGTATTCCGTTATTTACCCCGTCAGCAAACGCCATAAAATTTACGCTATCTAACGAAAATCCTACACCTCTTACTTTTTCTACAGACCTACTACTTACTGTGTGACTTAGGGTAAGTCCTGTGACAAATACTTGCCATCCTACATTATCTAAAAACTTGTAGTAAGAGTATGTGTTAGCTCCTGCGTCTTTTCTTGCAGCAATAATATAAGGATTTCCAAGTTGTTCATTTTGATAAACAAATACTCCTAATACTTTTCCTTCTCCATTTGAGCCACCTACAGTAGAGTCAATACCACCTAGTACCTCATATCCTTCTACCCTACGATAGCCCCCGTATAGAGAAGGCTCATAATTAACAAGTCTAGTAGCAGAACCTGAAAACTTATCTGATAATTCTAAGTGGTTCTCATTACTATTAAGGCCACCAGAACATACTAGCTTGTATGACTGTATCTGGTCTGCCATTAGAACCTTACCCTTGTATCCCGTACA